TAATCTTTTGGTGTCGCCAAGAATATTCCAGACAACATTGCCCGCTGTAATCGCCACTACCTACCACCTCCGAACATTTTACCGTCACGGATTGCATCTACGAATCTAGGTTTTTCAAGGCCTGCCGACACACGCGCCCGCCTGCGCTCCTCCTTAGCACCGTCAATTCGGGCACTCACAAAAGCATACGCATCCCAAAAGCGCGCCCACGTCCATTCCTCCATCGCGCGCCAGGGGTCTATGTGCAATTCCGAACAGACCACAAAAACCAGATCCTTTATTCCACGCCAAGTTTCTTCGGAAGACTGCCTGCCAGCGGAGTCACCTTCTCGATGATGGCGAGTTGTCTTTCGACCGCCTCGGTTTTGTTCCGCTCCGCAATAGCTAAAGGGTCGTTGTCTATCCAAAGCGCATAGAACGCATCCACGATCTGACTACTCGATGCTGATTCGCGAATTTCGTCATGCGGCCACTTACCATCGTATCCGCATACGTGCTCCAGAACCGCCGCCATGGCACCGCCCACCCCTTCGCGGGTTTCGGTAGCCGCTTCCAGTCCCTTCTCTAACCGTACCGCCTCATCGCACCAATCAATAGCGCGGGCCATCGGCAGCCCCCTAGCGAGAATCTTTTTCCCGCTAGGGAGCTGCATAACCTGAACAGCGGCGTTGGTCACCCGTTCCATCTGATTGCGCATAGACTAGGCCGCCTGGAAGTAGTCGATAGCAACGCCACCCGTGATCGTGCCGTCATCCTCGGGCATGATCTGGAATACCGTCTTACCGGCGGCATCGTCGCCCGCAACGTTCAACGGGATGCTAGTCATCTTCACCACGCACTGCGGGAAATACAGCGAGGCGTACCCGTTAATCTCCAGCATCACCGTACGCTTGGTGGTAGTCATCGTGTAGGTCAGCGTGTTGGTGCTCGTGCTGATATTGCTATCCAACTCGTGGACCGACTGACTGCAATCATATGCAGTGAATTCCCAATTGTCCGCACCGATACGCGTTGCAATGTGGTCATGTGCCGCACCGCTAACGGGGGGTGCAATCGTTGCAAATTCACTAAGCAGCGGAATCGTCACGCTTTCTTCGTCGAGATCGCCATCGTCACCGCGTGCCACGCTACCCAGCACGGTAAATCCCGCGCCAGACAGGCCAACATGCGAACCAAGGTTCGGGATGCTCGGCTTTGCGGTGCCGCCCGTGGCATGGATGCCAATCTGCCACAAAAGGTTTGTATTCGCCATCGTTCTAGTTCCTTACGTTGTTACCCGCATCTCGTAGATTGCGCGGGCATATTCCCATTCTGTTTCTTGTTCGCGCTCGCCGGGAGCTCCATCCGTCAATCGGGCGTAGCTAATTTGCCCACCCGTTACACTCGCACCAATAACCCCGTGAAGCTTGTCGTATAGCGCCTTGTACACTGCTCGCGCTGTGTCGGGGTTGCCGTTCTCGCCGTCACCGCCATAGCAGGAAAACTGGACACGGCAATTACAGTCCCCCGCCGTAACGTGTACATCCTCCGTGATCATCTCGTAAATCACAGCCGCCGAATCGTTAACCCACCCAACCGGGGCGCGCGGACTCCACACACGCGTGCCCACCAACCCATAAAGCGTGCTACCGCTTTCGGTCAAGTAGTTCCATATAATCTGCGTCGGGTCTACCATCTAGTCTCGCCATTTCTCGCCGCGTTGCCACTTGGCGATCATCCCGGTCGTGCCTCGTATGATGAAAAACTTGCCCTTGATCTTGTTACCCGCTTTGGTGTGGTATCCGTATTCCTGCGCGGCTCCGTAGCCGTGCCCCTTGTCGTTTTTCGCGTCGGTTTCGATTGCGTGTAGTTTCGGCTTCTTCTTTTCAACGTGTACGCTGTTGGCGAGTTTGCCCTCGCTGAGCAAAGTGCTGTCACGAAGAAGCTGCGCGGCAAGTTTCGCGGAGTCTTCCGTAAACTCTCCGATGCTTTTGTCGGTAACGTCCTGTAGTTTTGCAATCGCTTGGAGTGTGCGATCTTCTATTGATACGCGTGCCATCACTTCACCCGCTTCGCCGTCAGTTCTACATGGTGCGATTGCCCGCCCGCATCAGCGTTCACGCCTTCCACCTCGTAGTTGGTGCTATTGATCGTCAACTTGTCGCTGTTTTGAATGTCCGTGCCGTAGGGTATATAGATCGTGTACTGCTCCACGCTTGGGTCGTAGTATTCGCCCAACTCTTTAGCGCTTAGAAAGTGCAACCGGCAAGGCACCGAAGAAGACACCACGCTTGTGCTAGCGCTAGGGCTTGGGCCGTTGTTCGTTGTACTCTTGCGCGTAATAGTTGCGCTTTTGTCTAGTAATCCAGCGAAAGACATTAGAACCAGGCCTCGCGCCGCACGTTATTGAACAGCCGCATCATCACGGCATCCTGGTGCGCCTGATTTGCCAAACTGTAGCTGTAGTCCCCAATGCTTTCCGATTGCAGGCCAAGCCGCTTAACCTCGTTGTACATTTGCACAGCAAGCGCCAGCGTGCCACGTACCACGTCGGGGGGATAATCGGCTAGCTCGATAGCGTTCGTGGTGTGTGCCGCCGCTGTAGTGCCGTTTACGGCGCGTTCTACGGTTGCGCTCACACCATCCACCGCTGTTACATACATTTGCTCCGATACAAGTCGAATTGTCTGCCCCGCTTCCAGTAGAGCTCCGGTGCTGGTAGTCAACGTTGTACCGGCTAGGGTGCCAACGGTTCCGGTTTCTCCTTGTGCATACCACGGGTCCGCGTCTTTGAGGTTTCCAGCACCCCATACACCCGTAATTTGTAACCACTTGCGCCCGCCGTGAATTGAAAACTCACTAGAGTCGTTCAGTTTCTTGCGAATAGCCGTTTTAGGGTTTCGGTGTTGCGGTTCCAGTACGTATTCGGTAGTCCACGCATAATCGTAGGTTTCGTCCCTGTCAGGGTCCGTCTTCACCGTCGTCGCGCTCAATAGGTCGGGAATAACCAACTCGGCGCGGTCGGTGCCATCGAAATGCTTGGTGGCGGTTTCGGTGTAGAAGTGACGTTCCGATAACTGGTCAGCGACACGGCTTGCCGCTTCCACCACCGTAAGCAGATACGCATCCTCGCTCGTGCCTGTAATGTTCAGGCGCGCTTTGAGTGCTGGAACTGTTGCGTAGCTGTTCACGCTTTAGCCTTCCGCGTGCGTTTTTCTCGCTTGGTGGTGTCTACCTGTGCGCGTTGGTCCACGCGTTCAGCCTTGCCCCTGCGCACAAACTCCAAACCCGGCCCCGCGCCAACTTCGATTTCTTCACCGGCTCGCCAGTGCCGCCAATTCGTCACAAACTTAATGCGCATGATCGTAGGCCTCCGCTGGTATACCCTTGCTCTGGTATTCCTGAATCGGCTGATAAATAGGCGCGAGATCTTTACCGGGCCAGGTGATTAGTTCCTGCATATGCCCAATGCGCACGCGATTAGCGAGGAACACCTTACGGCCTTCCGCTCGCCACTTCTGCCAGAATGAAATATCCGCCTCTACGTTGCCACCGCTCCATCGTCCCGTTTCGGGGTCCGGCTTCGGCTCCATCCAAGGGCGCGCCATCTCACGCAAAGCGCTCGCACGAATCAGGGTTAGCCCAAAATGCCCCGTAGCAATTTCGGTTAGGTTGCGTTGAAAGTCACTAACCGGCACGCTTCCACGCTTGCGCCCGCTACCGTCTTCCATCGTGAACAGCGCTTCGGTGCTGGCACGCTTACTCTGTACCGGTACAATCGCGTCGGCATCGGGATAGGCTTCACTCAGCCGATGAAGTTCCAGCACATCCGCAACCCGAAAAATTGAGTCATAGTCACACGTCAAAACGTGCGTGCAATCAGGGTCCGCAATCGCCGCCTCCATCATCTCGCAAATAATTTGATGCCAGAAACAGCCGCACATAACCGTGAATGGGATACCCAACCGCCCGAAGGATTCATGCGTGCATCGGTGATGTAGTGCTGGCCCGAATCGAGCGCTTGCCAACACCGCACGAGTACCGCGCAAGTCAGGCATCCCGGCATGGGGCTTGGTGCCCCTCAGGTTCAACGAGATGGGCATACCGGAACAGTCGCCGGAATCGTCTGTCCATCGGTCCACGTTTACCAACCCGCACGCAACCATAGCCTCTCGTAGCGTCTCTTCGTCAAAGATCGTACCGTGGCGGTCATCAGCATCGGCGTGCCCGCCCATCACAAAGCCTTGAATGTTTACCGGCTCGCCGCGAAGATAAAGCGCCGCAAGTTGCTGAAAGTCAGGCACCGCAATCTTGAGCACGCCACCGGGTGCGAGTTTGTCCACCCAATGCCGCAGCACACTGGCAGCCTCTTGATGGCTGAAATGCTCTAGAACGTGACTGGCGCGAATTTCGTCAACGGTGCCATCACCCACATCGGCAAGCGGGTAGACTTCCTGCCCCGTCTTACGGTCCAGGTTGGTATACCCTTCAAGCGGCATATCACCCGCTCCAAGATTTAGCCGTATGCGTTGCACTGTCTCTTCCATCTATTTACTCCCGTTTCTTTCTTCCCGTTTATGAACATTCACCAAACCCCCGCTAGGGCAGGGCAGGCCAACAAACGCCAACAAACGCCAGCCCACCCCACCCAACGGGAGGAAAGGATCTACACCTGCACCAACGTCTCCAGCCCGCGCTGCGTCGCGCCAACCGGAACATCCTTGATACGGTGTCCGGTTGCCGTTGCCGCGCTTACACGCGATGCCGAATTCGTCAGCGAAACCTTCAGGTAACGCTTGCGCTTTCGGCAATCGATTTCAAACCGAAGCACCTGCCCGGTAGAATCGGTGCCATCGGCGGTCGGCAGCGTGAAGTTGCCGGAATCGGTGCCACCGGTAAGCGAGGTGATCGCCGTGTACGCGCTCGTGGTGTCGCCTTCCGAGATAGCAAGCGCGGAGACGCTCACACTCGTAGCGGCGGCAGCAAGCTGCACGTCTACGGTCGCGTAGTCATAACCACGCGTATCAATCACACCCGTCACAGCATCCGTGCCAACCGCCTGCGGCGGGATGGCGTGGTACTTGTATTCGTTTTGTGCGTGAATCATAGTTTCACTACTCCTTAGCTGGCAGTCTGGAGGGCAACAATCGGACCCGCGTCCGAGCTATCACCCACGTCATGCACGTTGATGTCAAAGCGCGTCGTACCACGGATAGCGATTTCGTCCGTCTCGAAGACAGACACACCACCAACCATCGCATCCTCGGAGAATGCGATGGCGTTTTGGCGACGGTCGCCAAAGTCCGCAGCAAGTCGCAGGTCACCGAAGAAGCAGACGATCTCGGCGGTGCCGTCGGCCTTGGGCAGCTTCTGCGAAACTTCCACCGGGTATCCAAGGAACGTCTTACTAACGCGGCCCTGAATGTTTTCGGTGGTGTTACCGCCCGCCGCGTAGGCAAGCCCCTGCATCACTTCCGCAAAGAACGGTTTCGAGCAGTACCACTTAACGTCGTTGCTCTCAGCGTACTCAGGAAGGGTCGCAACAAGCTGCACCATGTCGTCCAGGGTAATCGCACCCCAGTCGGTATGCGAGCCGCTCGTAGCACTCTTCAGGCCAGCAGCGCCGCCCGATACGCCGTTAATCATGGACAGAACGCCCTGAATACCGCCGTAGGTGCTGGTACCGTCTCCATTGAACCCGCAGTCATCTTCCTTGCTGGAGAACGCATACGCGATTTCACCGGCAAGATCGTCGCCAATGTTCAACACGGCATCTTCGTTCAGTTCGTTGGTGTACGTTGCAAGGACCATCAATTTCTTGGCGGTCAGGTTCACAACGTCCCACGACTTCGTGGACTCCGTACCGGCATCCGCCTCACCCGTAAAGTAGGCGGTCAGCCCACCCGTGCGGCGGCGGCGGGTCTTGGTGTCGCTCATCATCGGCACAACGCGCGCATTGCGGCGGAATACGCCGAAACGTTCACGCAGATCGATAAGGTCGTTATCGAACTCTTCCGGCACAGCGAAACCGCCGGACGCGTTGACGCCTTCGGTATGGGCACGAAGTTCAAGCCCATTCTCAGCGCACCAATTAGCAGAGCGCTGGTTACCGTTGGCGGCAAGGCACCATTGACCGAAACGATACGCCCGCTCTTCGGCATCCTCACCCGTGGTGAAGTTGCGCAGCGAGCCATAACGCCGCACACGCTCAATACGCGTGCGCTGTTCAGTGTGTTCCGGTTTATCCATCGTGCTGGCCGGTGCGTGGCGCTCGGTGCGTTCCGTGGCACGCTTGGCGCGTTCCTCGGCTTCCTTGCGCTCCGCTTCTACCTTTTCAAGCTGGGCCTTGGTTTCGCGTGCATCGGCTTCGGCCTGTGCCAGTGCCGCATCACGCTTTTCCTGGACTTCTGCGGCCTTGCGCTTTTCGTCCAGTTCGTTATATTCCTTCAGTTCGTCTTCAGTAAAATCGCGCTTCTCGGCTTTCGCCTTATCAACGAGGGCGCGCATCTGCTTCAGGATTTCATCCATTTTGCAGCATCTCCAATAGTTGCAGTTCTCTGTCTAGTGTCGCGACTAACCCACTGGAACACCCTGCGCGAGAATGCCCCGATCCTGAATCGTCGGCGTTGCGTACCGATGCCGTCGTACCGTCGTACCACGGTTCGGAAACTAGGGAAACTTCATACAAGCGCACTTCCTTGAGCACTCGCACGGTCTCCCCTGCGTGTATTTCATCCACCGCTTCCACGGGGGAGAATCCAAAACTCATCTTGTCAACGTCGCTACGCTCCACCGCCGCTAGAGCATCCCTACCCCAGGTCGTGTCTAGGTTGGGGCGCATCAACACGCGCAGCCCGATTTCATCCTCAGACAGCGCAAGGGTGCCGTTTTTCAGCCGCGCAAGCACCTGACTCCGCTCTGCGTCGTGGCTCCAGTAAGCGCGGATATCTTCCTGTAGCTGTAGCGTTTTCGTGAAAGCGCCCGGCGCAACCATCTCACCATGCGCGGGTTGATTGAATACCGCAGCATAACCCACGATGCTTTGCCCGTCTCCAAGCGCGCGAATGTCAAACTTTTCGATTCGCTTATTTTCTCTTGTCTGCATCACTCACCCCATACACAAACACCGGCAACTGGCTAGGTGGCGTCTCGTCTTCCAGCACTTCCATGGCTGGTTCGCCCACCGTGTACACCGTTGCGTCGGTTGGTTTGCTTCTTTCGTAAATAGTCATCGGTCGCGCACCGGCAGAATTGAACACTGGCACCCATCATGGAGTGGGGGATACCGTACCGACCCACTCGGCACCAATGGACTCTGCCCTTCCTCACCATCCACAGGGTTATTGGTATTAGCAAACCCCGAATCTATCCCAACAATCCGCCCGTCTAGTTCCTGACAAAGTGCGCACGTCTCGCTACCGCTTGAGCTCCATTGCAATTTCACAATCCCGTTTTGCTTCCAAGTGTGGCGCGAGATATCGCCATCAACACCGACAGCTGTTTGCTGGCTTGCAAACTTGGCGTGTTCTTTTCCTGCATCAGTCCACGCCCTGGCAATATCGTCAAGGACGTATTCAGTGCCCTCCTTGGCGCGTATAGCTTCAAGCTGGCGAATGCTCCACTCGCTAGTGATTGCGCCCTTGTTTCGCGCAAGTTGCGCCGCATACGCCTGTACGTCATCAGGAATTACACCACCAACAAGATCCGCAGCACGTTTAGCTATATCATCAGCCATGGCAGTGATTGCCGGGGTGGTTTGAATGGTCACGCGGTCGCGGGCCGTTCTAGCGTAACTCTCTAGCGCATCATCCCAATTAACAGCTACACCCGTCGTGGTTGCCGCCTTTGCTAGATCGATGCCCTCATCACGCAGATCTGCGATAGCATCCAGAAGAGCACGCGCTATAACCGGCTCCCATGCTTTGCGGAGGTCATCATTCATCGGGCGCGTTACGGCTCGCGTCTCACGTTGCCGGGTATCGGGGTCGCCATCGCTGCTCGGGCTTCCCTCTGGCGGTGTGCCAGCCCCGCCGATCTCGGTCATGTTCAATTGGATATAGTAGCCGTCACCGCCCTCGTATGGATTCAAGCCTTCCATCTCACGGATCTCGTTAGCGCTTAGAATGCCGTTTTGGCGTGCGCTTACGTAGCCGCTCATGCGCGTAGGGAAGTCACCCTGTAGCAACCAATCGGTATCGATGTTGATGAAGTATTCCGGATCGTTATCAAGCAATGAACGGTCCATAGCTGCCGCTATGCGCGTGGTGCGTGGTAGTGCCGTATCACTACGGAACTCGATCCCCTGATGTTCGATATTGGTGAACGTCGCAGCGTCCATATCGCCAACCTTATGCGGGGGGATACGGAATGCGCGGATAATGTCTTTACGACTTACGCTTTTTAGCTCAAGCAGTTGCGCGTCCTTGGGGCTGATGCCCATCTGGACGGGTTCAAGCCCTGAATGAAGGATCGCCAGCCGGTGCGCTTTACTGAGTCCACCACCTACGGATTCACTCCACGTTTCTTTCAGGTCTTGGAGTGTTTCCTTATCGCGAATGGTTTGCGGGGTCTTGAGTGCTTGCCGCATCATCCCATCGCCAGCGAATACGCGACCCTCGAACTCTGTAGCAGCTAGATCAATGCCGACCGTTTGAGCGATTGCGGAAATTGGCGACACGCCCCACATGCCATCCATGCTCATGCTCTTGATGTGTAGCATGTTCCGCGCAGGGATCTCGTACTCTTCACCCGTGCCAGGTATGCGCGCGATATAGATTAGCTTGCCGCCCATGTCCCTGCGAATTCGCATATAGTCGGGGTGCATGGGCCACAACTCAGCAGGTACGCCGTTGCCATCGCGCACGATCTCACAGAATGCGTTGCCGCGTAGCTCGATGTGCCCGGACAGCAGTTCCCAAAACTCCACCCGCGTACATTCGGGGTTTGGTTCCCGGTGAACTAGCCTCTGGAGGGGATGATTTTCAGCTACCCGGCGCGTTTTGCCCCGTCCGTTGCCGGTGTTGCGCTGGTAGACGTGCATGGGGGATGTGCTAACCGTCTCTTGGATAATGCGCACGCACGCGAAGACGGTTGCTGTCTTCATAGCGCTATCCGCCGTCACCACCTTGCCTGTGTAGGTATTGGAGCGTGGAGTCATCCACGTACCAGTGCCGTCTCGTGGCACAGCATCACCGCGCCCCCAGGAGAGCGCCCGCGTCATGCGTTCTAGAAATCCATCCGCCATTGCGCGGATTATGGCGGATTACATAGATGATTTCATGCGCGCTTTAATTCAGTCTAAATGTATACGATTCGTCTACATATAAACGATTTTTTCTATAGGCAATCGTCTATGTAATTCTCAATAAACCCCAACTCTTTGAAAATCGGCTCATCATCTTCATCGTGGCCCCCCCCCACTCCGCACACCGCCCACCCATCTCTGCCAAAATCGTAGTGGATGTAGATCGGCGCAGCTGCACGAACATCGCATAAATCCATGCACACGCGTTCCGGCTCATCCCTCGAAGGATATTCCAACACAACACCCCAAGGCTTTATTCTAACAGACACAGCACTACCCTTTTCTGTCGCAGCTATCTTGTTTATTGTAGCAAACCTCTAGTGTTTGCCACCTGTGATCACAACCAGGGCACACCCGCGAACGAATCAAAAAAACCTTGCCACTATTAGGTCTGTGCTCCGTCTTTCTGACTCGCGTCCGCGTCCACTTGCATTTAGGGCACTGCATCATAGCCTCCCATCTAAAGCACCAAAATACCCGGTCTACTAACGTCCGCATGTTTCGCCGTACCGCACGCCATCACGGCGGCGATCTGGCCGTCAATCTTTAGCCGCCTCACACCCTTCTTGTTTACTCCGCCGCCGTCCGTCTTGCTGAGCTTCATCAATCCGCCCGAATCATACACCACTTGGCAGTTGCCTAGCATCCACCGCATGATCGGGTGCCCGCGATGGCGTAACTTGCGATGCACTACCGCCTCCGTGTATTGCTTCATCGGCTCATTGAATGCGCGGGTAGTCTGTGGAAACAATACAGGCTCAATCCCTAGCCGCTTCTCTACGGTTTGGCTCAGTGCTTCCGATTGATAGCGGTCATAGGCTAGTTGCACAACATCGAAATTACAGAGTATTTCACACACGTCATCCTCTAGCGCGTTCACGTCGATAAAGTTCCCAGGGGTTAGCCTCAGCAACCCTTGGTCGTGCCACGCCGCATACGGTGCGTTA